ACAGAGGAGCAGTACGCTCCCGGCTCTGCCGGAGACATCTTCCGCCATTGGGAGGTCAATCGATGATTGCCAACGTCAAGCGGGTCAAGGACTGGATCGACGAGAACGGTGAACGCGCCCTGTTCGCGGATGGGCTGGACGATGCCGTGGTCGGCCTGACGAGGGACATGAAGAGCGGCGAGTTCCGGGTCGTATATGACATCAACCGCGTCCTCAACATTCTGGAAAATGATCAGGGAATGACCTACGACGAGGCAGTTGAGCATCTTGAACATAACATCGTCGGGGCGCACCTTGGCGACCTGACCCCTGTCTGGATGTTCCTGCCTGAATGCGGAGAAGCCTAATGGCACGAAAGCGTGGACCCAATCTCTCTGTCGGTCGTGGCGAGAAACTCCCTGTGTCGAAGGGCGCGGGACTGACTGCCAAGGGACGGGCGAAGTACAACCGATCTACAGGCAGCAACCTTCAGGCTCCGACGAAGGACAAGAACAACCCGCGTCACAAGTCGTTCTGCGCACGGAGCAGTTCGTGGAAGGGTGACCGTGGCAAGGCTGCTCGTGCAAGGTGGGGTTGCTGACATGGCAAAGAACTCATTGGTCGGCAACATCAACAAGCGTAAGCGTCTTGGGATCTCGCGCCCCAAGTCGAAGTCAACCGTCAGCGCGAAGTCGTTTGCCGCCATGAAGCGCGGCTGGAAGAAGTGACCATGAAGAAGATGATGAAGAAGGAGTCCTACAAGTCTCCTATGGCAAAGAAGAAGCACGAGTCGAACGAGTCCAAGCGCATGAAGATGCGTGAGCGGATGAAGGGCGGTCGTTCCTAATGCCCAAGGTAGGCAAGAAGGAATTCCCGTACACCGCCAAGGGCAAGGCTGCGGCCAAGACCTACGCGAAGAAGACCGGGAAGAAGATGTCCAAGGCGAAGGGATACTGATGTTCATTCGCGTCCGTGGCAGTTGGTATCCCCACGACAGCATCGATGCCATCGTGGAGGTCGGCGGACGCTTGCGTGTCGATCTGTGCAATGGTGTCAAGATCGACCTTGACCCCATTGAATCGGAGAAGGTTCTGAAGCAGTTGGGCAAGGCTGTCGATGCTCCTGCTGAACCTGTGATCCCTACCGCACTCCTCCAGCGGATCAACTTCCTTGAGACGCAGGTGATGTCGATGAAGGCCCAGTTGGTCGGATTCGACCTCGCGAAGCCAAAGGCACGGATGAAGACCAATGCTTGATTTCTCAAACATTTCCCGGATCCGCGACGAGATCGACCGGGCAGAGTGGTTCCGCGACCAGCACATGTTCACTCCCAACGAGTGCCGTGAATGGTTCTGCGGTCAGGGCTACCGTGAGGGGTACGGTGTGAACCATCCGGAGAACGCAGTCCATGCGTACGTCTCGATGGTGCTGCCGCGAATCGTGCATGACAATCCGAAGGTCCGCGTGACGAGCGCGAGGCCGATGGTCCAGAAGACAGCCTGCGTTGCGATGCGGTCTGCTCTGAACCGATGGTGCAAGATGACGCGGCTCCGGGGGACTATCGAACGGATCGCCACCGACATGCTCCTTGGTTGGGGCATCGGGCTGACGGTCAACGAGCCGAAGGGCGCGGAACGCCAGTGGGATGCCAATGGCCCCTACCTGCCGCGCATCTACCGCATCGATCCCAAGCGGTTTATCATGGACCCGGCAGCGATGCACTGGGAGGAAGCACGGTTCCGTGGGCATGTCTACGTTGCCGACAAGGAAGACCTGCTCCGCCGCGCTGAACAGGACGAGACTTGGAACCGCGAGGTGATCGAGGGTCTTGCCACCAACAACGGCGTAGACGAACTCCGGGACCACCGCGACATTCCAGAGCGGTTTGAAATGGCGATCTACGAGATTTGGGTTCCGGAACTGGACGAGATGGCGGCGGAACTGATCGACGAACTGGCGGACGAGAGCCTGTACAACGGCACGATCTACACGATTGCCAAGTATCAGGGCAGTTCCGACAACTGCCAGTGCGAGTTCATCCGCAAGCCGCTGCCCTACTACGGCCCTGCGACTGGCCCGTACACCATGTTCGGGGCGTTCACCGTCCCCAACGACCCCTATCCGCTGTCGCCCATCGTGGCCTGCCGCAACCAGATCCAGTACGCCAACGATATGGCGACCAGCCAGCAGGAGAACCAGAAGCGGTATAAGCGCATGCTGGTTGGCGATGCCAAGAACCCCAAGTTCTTGCAGGATGTGGTCAACGCTCCGGACCTCTATGTCTTTGCGGAAGCAGGACTTGACGCTCGTAGCCTCCAGCCTGTCGAGATTGGTGGCTCCACGAACCAGCACATCCAGAGCGTGGAAGTTGCTAAAGAGCGTCTTGACAGGGCTTTGGGTATGTCTGACGCGATGCGCGGCAATGTCGCAGGTTCTGCTTCGGCTACCGAAGTTGCGGTGGCTGAATCTGCTAGCACCATGCGTATTGCCCACCTGAAGCGGGCGTTTCAGGATTCGATGGACCTCATGCTGCGGAACGTGGGCTGGTACATGTTCCACGACAACCGCATCAACATCCCCGTGGGCAGCGATGACACGCAGGCGATGGGCATGATCGACCCGGTGTTCGTGGGTGGGATCAAGGTTGGCTCGTGGGAAGACCTTGAAATCGATGTCGATGCCTACAGCATGGAGCGCACGAGCGAGATGATGGCCCAGAAGCGGGCTGTCGAGACGTTCCAAGTGGTGACGCAGGCCGCGCAGGCGATGCCCGCGATGCCGTGGGTCAAGTGGCGTGACCTGCTTGGGTTCCTTGGCGATGCCCAGAACGTCCCGCAGATGCAGGATTTCATCGACGAGTCTGCTTTGCAGCAGATGCGGCAGGCGCAGGCGGCTCCCCAGCAAGGGGGGGGTGTTCCGTCTGGAGGCCCAGCACCGTCTCCTACGGGTGAAGCACCTGCCGTCCCGCCGGAAGCGCAGGCTGCGATTGCTGCTGCACGAGGAAGAATGTAAATGCCAGCGTATGAGTTTCAGACTGAATCAGGGACGATCATCGAAGTCGCGTTCGCGATGAAGGATGCCCCTGCGATTGGCACGACTTACAACCATCCGGTGTTCGGTGATGTGGTCCGCGTCCCCAGTGGTACGCAGGTCAGCCCGAACTTCACCACCAGTACTTATCCCTATGTCAGCCAGACGCTTCCGCGCAACATGCCCGGTGTGCCAGCAGACAGCAAGGGAAGACCGATCATTATGAGCCGTAGGCACGAACGCAACGTAGCGTCCGAACACGGCTACATCAGAGCAGAGGACTGACATGGACAGCAACGCTGAACCCATCGAGCAGACCGACACTCCGACCAGCGGGTCGGAGGAGCAGGTTGTGCAGGACACCGCGCCCGTCAACGAGTCCACCAAGGACCAACCGATTGACGATGATGACGAGGTTCTGGCAAGGCTGCTCGACGAGTTGGAGTCCACCGATGAACCTGCCACGGAAGATTCGTCTTCTGCCGCAACGCCATCGGAAGCACCGACTACCGCCTTTGACCGTGAAGCGGTCGCCAAGATCCTGAAGAGGGACGGCGTACCCGATGAAGTCATTTCCTCGGCCAGCCCTGAAACGCTCACCAAGTGGGCGGAGTCTGCGGCGAAGCGACAGAAGGACGTTGACTCGTACGGCGGTCGAATGAAGGAAATGGAGGCGAAACTGGCAAGCGGAAAGCCAGCCGAACCAGTGGCAGCGCAGGACAACACTCCTGCCGCTCCTGTCGCGGTGAACGATCCGTTCGCGCAGATGGCGCAGATGTACGGCGAAGACCTAGTCTCGCCCGTGCGCCAAGCCTTTATGACCCAGCAGCAGCAAATGCAGGAACAAATGCTGCTTGCGCAGGCCCGTGCTTCCGATGTCGCACTCCGTTTCCAGTACGGCGCAAAGTCGCCGTCCTACGACACGGTCCTTGCGAAGATGTCGGAACTCGGTTCTGCAATGCCGGGTGGGTTTGCAAGCGTCGATGCACTCGCCGCTGCTGCCTACGAGGCACTCGTTGGATCGAAGCCATCCGCACCCGCGAACATCAGGTCTAGCCAGCCGACCCCCCCGAAGGGTTCGACTCCTCCGGTGAAGCCCACTCCGCGTGATTCGGATGACGAGATCCTTGATCTGATCCTTTCGGGCAAAGGCAGCAGCCTGCGCCCAGCAACCCGTAGATAAGGAGGGCAACCATGCCTTCGATTACCCAGTTCAATGACTTTATGCAGACCACTGGTCCTGCATACCTGAAGTCCGCCGATGCAGTCATCAACGAAGCCGTCAAGAACAACTACGTCCTTTCCCGTCTTCTCAAGGAAAAGGCCACCGAAACGCTGATTCAGGCTGGTAGCAGCATCAAGGACACCATCGTGTTCGACGATGCATCGACCTACCAGAAGTATCAGCCGAACGACACCTTCACTTGGAGCAATCCGCAGGTCACCGACACGCTGTCCGCCTCGTGGCGTTTCAGCATGGACTACATGACTTGGACCGATCAGGAAATCGAACTCAACGAGGGCGATGCCAAGGTCATGTACAAGCGTCTGAAGCGCATCAAGGAGATGCGCATGTGGACTTCCATGCTCAACGGCATGGAAAACGACCTGTGGGCTACCCCCTACAACAACGCTGCCAACATGGAAACGGGCGGCAAGGAGCCGTACTCGCTTCCGGCATTCATCACGGAGAACGTCAACAGCGTTCTGACTTTTGGTGAGCGCGGTGGTCGCCCGGGCAACTGGGGTGCGAACGTCCTTGGCATTGACCCGACCGTCGATGCTCGTTGGTCGAACCAGATTTCGTTCTATGACCGCAATCTGGCTGCTGG